TCGTTGAGCTCTTGTTGAACGGTCGTTGAACGCTTGCTTCTCTTCGTGGCCGATGCCTTACCAGCCTTGGACGCGTTGTCGCACTTGGCCTCTGCTGCCTCCCGAGCCTCTTGGACCCAAGGAATGACCAGCCCGCCATCCTTTTCGGTCATCACAGACTTGACGAATGGCCACGCCCCACGGCACAGCCTCTCGCAAGCCTGCTCACTCAGTGGACCGTTCTTGAAGCCATGGCGCACGATGCGGGCATAGGCTCCCTCTTCTTCAAGAGTTGCCCCCTCGAGGTCGAGGGCGGCGCGGTCGAAGTCGTATTTCATCCAACGAAAGTTCATTGTGAAAAAAACGCCCCGCAGGTACTAATGCCGGTCGCAGCGGCACGTTCCCTTTGGGGCGGTTAGTTTGTCCTGTGCATCACGGCTGCGACCCGTGGCCAGCGAACTGGCAGTATGTTCGACAAAGATAGACAACTGAATCGTTCTTGCAACCGTGGACCCGGCAGGATTTGAACCTGCGACCAACGGATTATGAGTCCGGCGCTGCTGACCACTGAGCTACGGGTCCAAACTTACTACTTACTTTTTGGTAGCAGACCTAGGCGACGAAGTTTCTTGACGTACCACTTCTTGCTCACGTATGCCTTCTCTACCTCTGGTCGCCCGAACTGAATGTCTCTCAGGCTGCTGTCGATCGGTACGGAGAGGAGGTCCATGGTCCTTACGTACACAGCATTGGTGTTCTTGTCAAACCTTGCTTTGTTCCGTATGACCTTGCACCCATGGACGATGGTAGTGTGGTTGGCCAAGTTCAGCATCTTGGCGACCTCTGTCGTTGAGAATCCATGGTACTTATGCAGGATGTACATGGCGATCTGCCTTGAGTCGCATCGGTACTTCAGCCTGCTCTTGCTCAGTATCTCGCTTGGCCCCACCCAGATACCGTTCTCGTGGTTGGCTAGGGCTATGGCCCCAAGGACGGAGTTCAGCGTGAGCTCGTCCCTTCCCTTCTTGGTGTTCATTGCCACGCGTGTTCGTATGCGACCATCTCGTTCACCTCGTGGTCCACAGGCTCCCATCCCTTGGGAACAACGGTTGACTGTACGTGGATGCCCTTGTCCCGCATCCAGCGGAACATGGCCATGCTTTTCAACTTGTCGATCATGTGTGTAGTCTTGATTCTCTCTGTTCTTGCTCAAGTGCTTTCAGCCTGACGCTCAGTCCGACCAGCACGTCTTTCGCATTGTCCACCCTGTTCTTCAGGGCGCTGTAGTGTATTTTGGTCCGGATGACCTCCTGACGCAGCTTCTCTGTCTCTTCTGTGACCTCGACCGCGTCGTTGGCCTTGGCGGTGGACAGCTTACCATCCTCCGCTTGCATTCTGAACCGCTCACGCAGAACATGCTTCTCGTACATCTCCTTCGCGGCAAGCATTTGGCCCTCTCTTTTGGCCATCTGGGTGCTCAGGGTGTACTTGATGGCGCTTATCTGCGTCTGGATATGGATGAGATCGCCGGGAGGTAAGTCCCGGCGAGTCTCTTCCACAAGTGCATCAAGCTCTTGACTGAGTGTCATTTGCGCCTCCATACCCGGACGAAATCACCCTCTTGCTTGTACCGGAACTTGATGTCAGGGGCATACTTGCCCTTGGCCCGTGACAGGTTGGTCACCGCGTTCTTGTACGTTGTCTTGATGGGGTACAGGAAGCTGTCCCCGACATCAAGCTTCGGGAAGAGGATGAAGTACTCGTTCCGTGGCCCCTCCTCACCCCGTGCGGGGGGGATTGGGATGTTCTTGTCGATGATCATGTTGCTTGGTTTACTTGTTCTTGGTGCAGACAATTGTGGTATCCCCTGCCTTGAAGTAGGCGGGCTCGATCAGGACTCCGTTCTCGTCGGCGATTGACGCGCCTGTTTTCTGCGCCGCCTGAGCCAGCGCCTCAACAGCCTTGAGCTGAGACTGTAGTTCACGGTGCTTTGCCACGCCTTTGTAGTCCCAGCGCCCGGCAGAAGCTTGTGCCACCAGTCTGTACCCGTCCTTGCTGAACCCCTCCTTGCCATACTTGCTTACCTCGTCCACCGCTGCTGTCTTGACCAGCTCGATGCATTCATCGAGGGTCTTGCGCAGGGTGTACAGGCTAAGATACGTATCGGCTGGGTCTGTCAAGCCTTCCACCGCTTTGGTGGCAAGGTCTTGTATGTAGTGCTTGGGGTCCATCAGAAGGGAAGATCGTCATCGTCATCGACCTTGGACGCAACTGGCTCGCCTGACGTAGCGGCGATAGCGTTGTCCTTTTCCTTGAGACCTGCGGCAATCTTCTCCATTACCTTGATCAGGTACTGGTCCCTCTCTTCGAAGTCCCACACATCCTTGCCGTTGACGCGGACTTTGCGGCCTTGGGGCAGGTCTCCGGGGTTGTTCTTGTCCCACTTGGGGGCGACCTTCACATCCCCTTGGAACACATTCAGACCGATGACGCGCTTGCCCTCCTTGTCGGTGAAGTCATACGGCGCAATGCGAATGGGCTTGGTCAGGTCCATGTTCGGCAGGCGAAGCATGAACGACGACCAGTACCGGCCACCTTCCTTGATCTCAAGCTGGCAGTTCTCGCCCACATCACTGATGCGCAGTACCAGAGAGCGGTTGATGTCGCCCTTGTACTCGCGCTCCTTGCGCCACATGGATGTGACCACCCCCTCAAGGTAGCTATCCCTGCGCTCCCACACCTCACGACCTTCGGGGTGTTCGTCGCTGGGCTTGGTCGTTCGCGATACAGCACCGATTGTGTTCTTGTCCACCTCCTCCACGATCTTGCCATCTGCAATGCGCAGGTAGGTGGCGCTGCCCTTGTCGTTGTTGGTTCCTCGTGCCATTTTGTGTTGTTTGTTTTTGATTAGTTGCCGTCTCCGTAGCCGTCGCCGTTGCCGTAGCCGTAGCCGTAGCCGTAGCCGTCGCCGTCGCTGTAGCCGTAGCCGTAGCCGTAGCCGTCGCCGTCGCTGTAGCTGTAGCCGTAGCCGTCGCCGTAGCCGTCGCCGTAGCCGTAGCCGTAGCCGTAGCCGTAGCTGTAGCCGTAGCCGTAGCCGTCGCCGTTGCCGTAGCGAATCAGAAGGTGTTTATCCGATGCCATTACCAGCCCTTATTAACGGCGATCGTAACAATCGGCGTGCATCGTACTGTTCCGTATGCATCTGCCTTGGTTCCGGGCATAGGCCCGTTAATCAACTGACCCAACCCCTCCGAGGTTCCCCATTGCCGGATGTTTCGGCAGTTGGTGATCGTCACAGAACCATCTTGGTGGTCTTGGCAGTTGCCAACAAACACCCATCCGCGATCTGCTACTATGATCCTCACGTCGCCGATCGGGGCCGATTGCTTTACGCTATCTCGACGGATATAATCAATTCCGTCAATGCTGATTACCTCACGCTTGCTCATTTTTCAGTTGTTTTTGTTGTTGTTTCTCGTCGAATTCGTACCAGTGATGGTACTTGGGGAAAAGTTCGTTGTGCTTCTTGCAGAGCTTGAACGCGCTGTCTTCTTTGCCGACAGCCCGCCCCTCCCCTTGCTCATCGGGGTTCTTCTTGTTCTTCCAATACATCCTATACATGGCGTGCTTTCATCAGTTTGGTTCTTGCTTGTTCGAGTTTCTCTACGTGGCCCCTGTCCCCGGGGTAGCACTTGTAGCAGAGTATCCTGCGGTACTTGGGCGCTTCATCTTGAAGCTCCGGAGACACCGACCAAAGTTGTGCGAGTGGCTGCGGGCCGAGGCCCTGACGAAGCAGGCGCACCCGGTCCACCAGTCGCTGGTCGTACTTCTTGGTGGCCATTGGGCTGCCAAGGTACGAAGAACTATGCACTTTCCGCAAATTCATGTGCATGTAGTGCAGAGGAAAGTAGCTGCACCCTTCGGATCTGGTTGCAGTAACGCTTGTACCCATACGCATCGTCTGCGTTGCAGTACAGCAGCAGCTTCATGGTCGCATCGTTCATACGCTCAACAATCTGCTGGCGCTGGTACAGATGCTCACGGTAAAGAAGGTCGGTGTCGTTGCTCATTGCTTGGTCAGTTTGTATGTTTCTCCGTTGATGATGATGGTGGCGCCATCGAGCGATGGCTGCTGGCCGTAGCGGGCGTTGAACTCCGCCTCGGTCAGTTGCTGGCCGTTGACCCACCACTCCTTGCTGCCATGAGCCCACTCAATAGCAGGTCCATCGGGGCGGTGACGCTGGCCGTTGACGTACCACGCCTTGCTGCCATCGGCCCACTCATAGGCAGGCCCGTCCGTGCGGTGTAGCTTGCCGTTGACCCACCACTCTTTGTCGCCATCATCCCACTCAACGGCAGGTCCATCGGGGCGGTGGAGCTGGCCGTTGACGTACCACGACTTGTTGCCATCGACCCACTCGATGGCAGGCCCATCCGTGCGGTGTAGCTGTCCCTGCTTGTTGTAGTACCACTTGTTGCCGTACTCGCCTATGATTAGGGTGCTCATTGCTTGGTCAGTTTGTATGTTTCTCCGTTGATAATGAGGGTGATGTCGAGCGATGGCTGCTGCTGGCCGTACTGGGCGTTGAATTGCTCCTCGGTCAGGTACTGGCCGTTGACGCACCACGACTTGCTGCCATCAGCCCATTCGACAGCAGGTCCATCGGGGCGGTGACGCTGGTCGTTAACCCACCACGACTTGCCGCCATCGGCATACTCACAGGCAGGCCCGTCCGTGCGGTGTAGCTTGCCGTTGACGTACCACGACTTGCTGCCATCGGCCCACTCATAGGCAGGCCCGTCCGTGCGGTGTAGCTTGTCGTTGACGTACCACGCCTTGGTGCCATCGGCATACTCTACGGCAGGCCCATCAGTGCGGTGTAGCTGGCCCTGCTCGTTGAAGTAACGCTTGGTTCCGTACTCATCGATGGTGGGGGCGCTCATTGCTTTGTTGTGTTTTGTTGTTCTTCTTTGACGCGCTCCATGTCCTCTGCCATGGCCCCGAACATGAACGCCAACTTGCGAAGGTCATCTACGCTGACGCTGTGCATTGTAATATCTGCGCCCGGGATTCCGAACGAAAGCATGACCCCCGGCACAATGTCCTTGCTGTACTGGTGGATGCTCACGCGGTAGCGCGTCAGGTCGAAGGCGTTGCCGTCAACGATGGGCCGAAAGGTGTGTGTCTGCATTTCCATGGTTGTTGATTGATTCAGTGTTATGCCCCCGGCCCGATTGCCGGGGGCGGTTATCGTTGGTTGTGATCAGGCGAGAACGTACTGCTTGGCCGTGTGCTTCTCGATCCACTCCATCACCGTGTCGAAGGCCACGAGGTTGAGGTCGTAGCCAGCGCCGTCCATCACATACTCTTCTTTCTGCCCGGCGGGTGCAGCAACGTGGTTGGTGTAGCGGGTCACGCCGTTGAACAGCCCCCACAGGGTGGCCCCTTGGTCAACAATCTCCTTCTCCATGGAGTTGTTGAGGCCGATCAGCTGGTTCTTGCGGCGGGTGGACAACTCGTCCTTGGGCTCGAGGCCGAAGCCCTTCTTGAAGATGGTGGTCAGGATGGCCTGCGTTGCCTCCTCGGTCAACTTGGCATCGGCCATGCGGGAGAACTTGTCCATGAGCAATTGGTCTGACGCCATCGTGGCCTTGATCTGCATCATCGCAGTTTTGATGCGCTCCAATGCGCTGGCCCCGTGGCGGTACTTGGTCATCGCCCCATCCCTGTACGCCATGTGGAACGTGTTGATGCACACGGTGTTGATGTTGGTGGAGCCGAACCCGATGGACGTGCTGCCATCGTGGGAGTTGATGCCCGTGATGAAACGCTTGAGCGGGGAGCGGTCGATGACCACGTCAGGCAGAGCCGCTTGGAAGTAGACCTTGCGGCCACCGTCAAAGAACCCACCTTTCGTTGCC